GAAGTATTAATTGTTAACACTGTTGTTAAGTTTGTTGTTGATAAAACAAATCCTTGATTTTTATAAAATATAGCCATTATGTTAAATCATACCATTTAATTAATCCTGAAACATCTCCATTAGCTGTTCCAGATCTTACACCTAGTGTTAAAGTATCAGATGTTCCACTAATTGTTTGTCCAAGTTGATTTGAGAATGCTATAAAATCTCCTCCTAAAGCAAATGGAGCAGTTTTACCACCTAAATAACCTCCAGCAACTCTTGTGCCTGTTGAAGTTAAATCAACTGTTGTTAAATCATATTCTATATTATCATTAAAACTTGTATAAGAAAAAGCAGAAGAAGGGGTAGCATTAAAAAATAAACCCCATTCAAAATCGTTATTTGAAATATTTAATACATCTATTCCTGCAGGAACTATAACTGCATAAGGTCTTCCAGATTTAATTTTAATCGTTGCAATATTATAATAAGTATTAGCTGTACTTAAATTTACACCAGCATTAATTTGTGATGTTCCAATCATTTGTTGTAATCCTTCAGGAGAATAACCACCTTCAGAAATACAAGAAGAACATATTTGTTGTAATGTATATGTCCCCGCCGCTAGTGTCCCGTTTCTATTAATTTCATATCGTATAGGTAAATTCGCAGTTTGCATGTAAACAGTTGTTAAACTATTTGCGTTATAGAAAGTATGAGCTGTAATTAATTGACCATTAATAACAAATCCAACTCTAACAGATCCAACTCCTAACCATTCAATATCAATAAATAATATATTAGATGTAGCTGCATTTAATGTAAATCCACTTGGCCCTGTTCCATTTAACTTATCTCCATTCCAAGCTGATTGATTAACTTCAGTATCAACTGCAGCTCCTGATGTATAAGTACGTCTTACGATTTGATAACCTGTTCCTGTGTCTTGAAAGAATATTCCATTATTACCATCAAATAATCCAACCTTTTGTTTTAAGTTTTCTGTCTGTGCATTCATTACAAATGTATTAAAAATAAGTAATGATTTGCCTGGTTGATAAGACATGACTCTTTTAGATTGTCTTATTGTTGTAGATCCTGCTGCTTCTGTTACGTTTAAATTAACTGTAGATTTATTTGCAGTATAAGTAACTGTTCCACCATTAGCCGTTGATTCATCAAATAGATTATTCTTTGACATAATACTTTTACTGTCAAAGATAGTAAGTGGATTAGATACTCTCAATCTTCCAAATGCATCGTAAGCATTAGAACCTCCACCACCTGCTATTTCAATAGGCTGTTGTGGACAGAAAGATCCAGATTGTGTTCCATATATAAATTGTGTCATAGCAGATTGTTGATTAATTAAATCTTGTTGATATCCAAAGTTAAGTTGATCTTTAATTGTATTAATTGCCTCAAGTATTTGTCTTTGATTATTAACATCATAATTTTGTGATGGCTCTGGTATATACGCTGTTATCTTTGCCATTATCTTCTACCACCTGCTTCAATATCCAATCTCAAAGTTCCATATCTCCAAGTTTCACCTACTGCATCATTTTCTATTTTTAAACTCACTTGTCTTCCTCGCACGCGCGTGTCTACTTTATCAGTTGAAGATGTAATTGTAAAAGGTCCGGTAATTAATGGTGGTGTTGTAGAAGGTGTAGATTCACTATTTGCAGGATAGTCTCTAAAGAATAAAGTTATCTTTGCATTGCCTTCTAAACTTTTAAAGTCTGGAATAAATCGTTTAACACGCATTATTAATTGACCATCTCCACCTATACCTTGTTCTGATATATCGTAATCTCCTGATTTAACATAAGCTGCAATAGCTGTTGCGTTACCATTTGCATCTACTTCATTGACGCCCGTTTCTTGTGCCCAGTATTTAGATGAACCATATAAATTACTTGCACCATTAATAGTTGGAAAACTTGGTGTTCCATTTGTGATATATTGCGTTGCGTAAGGTAAATCAAAAGTAACAGAATCTTGATATGTAGTTCTAGTTAAAGATCCAACCGCCCATGTATTATCAACGAAGTTATAAACTACATTTCTATCTAATTGAGTTGCTCCTGCTTTTGCATAAAACCAACCAACTTCATTGTATAAACTATTATGATATGCATAAGTTATTTGACTTGCATCATAGTTAATTCCTAAATTATCTCCAATATCTGTAAATACAAAGTCTTCAACTAATGATGGTATTTGTTTAACTGTTCCATCAAATGCAAAGAATCCTCCACCAAATCCCATCCAGAATACTGCTCCTTGTGCAAACACCATTGCATGTTGACCAATACATCCGCAGTTTGTTCCAACTTGTCTTACTGAAAATGTAAATGGTGGACCAACAAATTGAATCATATATGCAGCTTGATCTGTAAGAACGAATATATAATCTTTACCTTGTATAGCTCCGATAATCTCGTTGCCCGTATCTAGTCTAAATGTACCAGCTGTGTTTGTAACAGTTGGATTCCAAGTATTAAAATCTTCTTGATTTGAAAATCTTATAAACATTGGATCTTGAGATGTCGGATCTCCAATAACTGTTTCTGTTCCAAATAAAAATAAATGTCTATCTCGATCGGATACAACAGAACAAACGGACGCTGTTGGAGCACCTGATATAACTGTAGCTCTTATTCCTAATCTTCCAGGAGCTGCTGGATCCCAAGTATAAGTTGCTCCGTTCTTAACTGTTGCAACCAATAACTGTCCATAGTTATCAAGTGACCAGGAACCTGGTGCAAGTGTAACACCTGCAGTATTTGATTCTTCTCCCCAATCAACCCAACTTGTTGCATTAGTTACAGTAACACCTGTTAAATGAGAAGCTGCTGTAGATCCGTTTGCACCTCGAGTACATCCTAAAAATTGTGTTGCATTTTTACTTGTATAAGTAATTAATTCTGTTCCAATATCTAATCTTCCAGTCGTTGGAAAAGCTGAAGTTGAAACAACTGTAATAGTTGTAACCACAGCATCAATACCACCATTTAATGTAGTTGTAACTGAAGTTGGAATTGTTCCACCCCAGTATCCTGTACCAAATCCAAATGCAGGAGTTTGAAATGTTGGTCCAATTGTAATGTAAGGAGTTGTAGTTAAAGTTCCACCTGCGGTAACACCAGTGCCTGTTTCATTAGATGGCATTGTAACTGTAAAAGTTGAAGACGTTGGAATTGTTTTAACTTCAAAAGTATTTGTTGTAAAATCTGCTGATGTATAACTTGTTGTAGGTGCTCCTGGAGTTGTAACACTTGTAAATATAATATAATCACCAACCTCTAATCCATGAGATGTTTTATTAATTGTAACTGTTGCTGATCCTGTTGTTGATGTGTAGGTGCAAGAAGTTAAAGGTGTTCCAAGTGGAGTAATATCAAAAAATTCTTGTTCGTAGTAAATAACTAATAATTTTGAAGTTCCTATTGCTGCATATTTTTTACCATCTAATGCAGTCCAAGTATGCTGGTCACGCGCTGGACCTGCCAAGGTGCTAGAGACGAGTTGCTGGAATCCACCTATCTTTTGTGGTTCGCCATAACGAAATCTTATATTATCACCGTCAATCCATTGCCCTTCGGCTCCGGTTGCAGTCTGTTGTTTATTAAATCCAGGTTTAAATTGTATTTTCTGTAATGGCATAACCCTCTATTATACTTATAAATACTGTAAATACCAGAGGAGCTTGAGGTAGAATTGGTGGTAAGCTCCTCTAGTAAGAGGATTCTATATCACTTTTTAAACCAAGCGGGAAGTCCTAAATGAGGTCTTCGGTCGTATATATTTTCTTTAGACCCTTTAGTTTCAACATTATTATAATGTAAAAATACTTGACCACAGTCATCAAAAGATAATTTATCTCTCCAATGTTCTAATTCATTTCCACGATATACTAACATATCACCAGGTTCTAACATTACTTTAACACCTTTGGATTTTGATGGTTTATATTTTCCTGTTTTTTCATCTACACCACCTAATGATGCATCTGGTTCTAAATATATTGGCCAACAACCACCACCTAAATGCATAGTTGTAGATATCTCACATGAAAATCTATCTTTATGTTTATGTAAGACATCTCCTTTTTTATAAATCCTAGCATAAGAATAATTTGGGTTTAATTTAAGAGAGGTCTGTTTTTCCATTACTGGAAGTAATTTTACAAGTAATGTTTCCATTACAATGTCAGAATAATGTGAATATGTTTCTGGAACTTGTTGATCATTCCATACACCAAAATATTCAGTAAATTGTGATATATATTTATTATCAAACATAGTTCTTGCAACTTGTTTTTTCATCATGAAATAATCATAACAAAACTTTGCAAGATCTTCGGATACTGCTTCTTTAATAATTACATATTTATTTTTTTTAAAACTCATTTTTTCTCCTTTACTGTATTTCTAACAGTATCTGTTATCATTTTTCTTACAGCTTGTAAATTAAAATGTATGAATCTAAACGGTTCTACTCCATCATCAACCACATATTGATGTTCCATATAAGCTGGAAAAAATATCATAGTACCTGGTTTTGGTTTGTAATGAATTTGATGTGTTCCAAGTGTAATTTCAGTTTCATTTTTTAATGGTAATTGTGTCATTAATTTCGCGGGTCTTGGATCATGAAATACTGGGATTGAAGTTTTATCTGAACATTTTAAAAAATAAAAACCAGAAATGTGATTATCATAGTGTATATGACCTTCGTGATGCCCGCCGCCTTTTTCACCAAATTCCTGTACCCAGAATTCAGTCCAAAATAATTCATAGTTAGTTAAATCATATCCCATATGATCTAGACAATTCCAACTAGTTGCTCCAATATAATCTTGTAATTCTTTTAAAGCAGGATCACCTAATAATGATGCAGAATGATAACTCATTCCATGATCACCTATTTTTTTACTAAACTTCTTTTCTCGTTCTTTAATAGCTTTAATATTATTTTTTCTAGCTTCTTTTATATATTTATCACAAACTTTATTTGCATCATTCACCCATTCTGGGATTTCTATAGAATATATTGGTGAACTAAAATAAACTGAAGAAGTTAAATGATCTGTTTTTGCCATTATCTAAATGGATATCCAAGGTTCCAAATAACCAATGAATATCTTGTTCCTTTCGTTACAGGTTTAACTCTATGCCATACATGAGATGGAAATACTACTATGCTTCCACGTGGAGATATTTCTGCACATTTTCTAATATTTTTTTTATCAGGATCCATGTTTCTAAAATCAAACTCTAATTCTCCGCCTTTATAGTCTTTTGGATCTGATAGTGAACATGTAACAGATAATTTTCTAATTTTTCCATATGTGTCTTTATTATCTTTATTTGCATAAGGAGCATCCCAAGAATCACAATGCCAATCATAAAACTGATTTAATTTATATTTTGTAAATTGACAACTTTCTGAAAAATCCCAATCAAAATTCCAGCCAGCTAATCTATTTGCTTGATGTATGAATGGTTGAATTTCTTTATAAATCCATCTATCATTTAACCATACAATATTTGAATCTCTTTTCTTTTTTAAATCTACTATATCTTTATCATCAAGTGGTTTTCCTTTATTAATTTTTTCAGTCTGCCCACCTGTAATTGCTAGTTGCTCTTGTTGTGCAATTCCATATTTAACTAACTCATCACAAAATCTAGGTGTGAGTGCGTTTTGAAAATAGTAATAGTAATTCTGTAGATTCATTCTACATAGTTTATATTAAATTTTTAAATAAAAGTAAAGGTTAGTTTCCGGTAGCGACCCAAGAAGCAGATGATGGAATCCAAATAAATTCATTATTTTCAATATCTTTTCCTAACCATCTTTGTTGAATTTCATCCCAAGAGATAAAATATTTTACATTATCTCCATAGGTTGTAACTGTTGGATATGCAACGGGTGCTTGCCAGTCGTCATTAGCATCGAGTGACCAAGATGCGAATGGTTGTGGTGATATGAATTTATTTTTTGTAGAATCAAATGTGTAACCAATTCCAGCGTATTGTTTTCTAAAATTATTATTATAAGAAGTTTGAACCCATTTTACACCATTTAAAGAAAATGGACATATTTTTTTAAAATGTTCAGCAGCTTGTTCTGATTGTTCTCCCCCATTATTTGCAATGTCTTGATTACAAGCAACTAGAACTCTTAGAACTTTATTATTTATGTCTATTTCTGCAAAATGAGCCATATTATTATATTTTTAAATTTCCTGTTACTGTAAATGTAGCAACTTTACAACCTCCAGCTGGTGCTGGTAATGTTGTAATTGTATTAGCTCCTGGACTTACTGAAAAATTAGCTGATCCTGGTGCTCTAATAATGACAATACCTGAACCACCATTTCCTCCAGGTCCTCCATTTGATCTTCCACCACCTCCACCCGATCCTGAATTAGTATTACCTGCAGTAGCTGGAACTACAACTGGATTACCTTGTCCTCCATTTCCTCCCCCTCCTGATCCTCCAGATCCACCTGTTCCTCCATTTTCAGCCCAAGCGCCACCACCTCCACCACCAGCGTAAGTTACTGGTGAACCTGTTATTGAATTTGCTGATCCATTTCCTCCAGGTCCTCCACTAAAACCAGATGCATTTGATCCAGGAGCACCAGCCCCACCCCCACCTCCACCTCCACCTGCTGCAGGACTAGGAGAACTAGATCCAGCTCCACCTGGATTACCTTGTCCTGGTGTTCCTGAACCTCCAGGGAATGCTGGTTGAGGATAAGATCCTCCCCCTCCACCTGATCCACCTGGTAGACCTTGGTTATTATCCTGTCCGCCTCCACCTCCACCACCTATTGATGTAATTGTTGAAGCTGTTGAATCAGTACCAGGCGCACCTTGACTACAAAGAGGTGATCCTGCACCACCACCACCTACTGTTATTGTATTATTTCCAGATTGTAATGTAATTTTTGAACCACCTGGGAATGAAGTTCTAAATCCTCCTGCTCCACCAGCTCCTGCATGAGCTCTTCCTCCACCACCTCCACCTGCTATTACTAAATAGTCAAAATCTATAGGAGGTCCTCCGCCTGCTGTTAAACCAAATCCTTTTGCTGATCCAGCTCCGCGTGTAGATTGTAAAGGCATTCTTTCTTCTCCTTATTTAAATTGTGTTTGCGATGCTAATACTACGTAAGTTGATGCTGCTGTTTTTAATGCTGTGTATGTGTACACATCTGTAGATGAAGCATTTCCAGTTGTTGGAGCAGATCCACCTTGCCAAACAACTGTAACGTTTGTAGATGTGCCATCAACTAAAACAGATGTATTGTAATATGTTGTGTTGCCTTGTTTTGTGATTAATGCAACTGTTGCAGATTCACCGGTATTTAAAGCCGCGTTTAATGCAGTTGAAGCATTGCCTCTTAAATTAACTGTAAAGTTTGCACCTAAATTAACGTTTTGAAAATAAACAGCTTGAGTAAGTACGTCGTATGTAAATGATGTTATGAAAGTTGTAGAAATTGTTGCACCTTCAAATACTCCAAATATTTTAGTTTCACCATTTGCTGTAATTCTTCCAAGATCACCTTTTGGTGTTAATGTAATTCCAACATTTGTATCTCCACCTGTTGCAGAAATAACTGGAGAATTTCCAGCTGCAGCATTTGCTATTGTAATTTCATTTGTAGCTGATGCAGTCGTTGTGAATTTAATTTGTTCGTTAGCATTTTCATCTATGATTCCGTATGTAGAATCAATAATAATATTTTTTGCATTAGTATCTAAGTTTGCAGATAATGTTGGAGCATAGTCACTTGATAAATTTTGAAGAGCAGAATCAATTACATCTGTTCCATTAGAATAAACTAATTTAATTCCTTTATCAGCTGCTGCGAATGTTGGACCTGTTCCTGAAGTTGTTTTAATTTGAACAGTAAATGCACCTGACGTACCATTTTTTACTAAATATGTTTTTTCAATTCCATCTGGAATAATAACACTTACGTTACCAGTAATTGTTCCAGTAAGTTCTATAACTGCATTTTTACCATTTGATAATGCACCATTTGTAAATGTAAGAGTTGCACCTGTAGTAGCATTAAGTGCTACTGTTTGATAACCTGCAATTGCTTGTTGAAGAATAACTAAGTTTGTATTTGTAATATCACCCCATGTACCGGCGTTTTCGCCTGTAACCATTAGCTCTAGTTTAAGGTCTGTAGAATAACTTGATACCATAATTTTAATTCCTTATTTTATAGTTTTATTTAATTTATGCGGCTGTGTCAATCTCTGTCCAAGTTGCATCAGTTCCGGTATTAATTTCAGTCCAGATTTGATTATTTACACTATTTAACGTTATAGTCAATCCATTTCCAGTAACTGGAATAACTGCTGTAGCTCCTGCAAATACTGTACCTACTGATGTATTTAACTGTAATCCTGTAACACTTGCAATAGTATTTGCATCACCAATTGCAGTTCCTTGACTTATATTTAATTGTTCTCCAGTTAATGTAACATTACCTGTTCCTATAACTACTGTTCCAACAGCTAAAGCAACAGATATTCCAATACCAACAACTGTGGCATCTGGTGAAGGATCTACTTCTCCCTCAGCAACATTTAATTGTTCTCCTGTTAAATCTACATTTGCATTGGCTAATGGAGTTACACTATTTAAAGTTAAATTTAATTGTTGACCGGTAACTGAAGTTATTACTGAAAGTCCATCTGAACCCCAATCATAATCACCCCAACCACGTCTTCCCCATCCTGAATTAATTTCAACTGTAACTGTTACACTATTTAAAGATGTATTTATTTGTTGACCTGTTATTTCAGCATCAGGTTCAGCATCAGCTGTTCCTTGTGAAATATTTAATTGTTGACCAGTAACATTTACTATTGCTAGTCCAAAAGCTTCAACACTATTTAAAGATGTATTTAATTGTAATCCTGTTACGCTTATTAATGAAATAGCATCAACAGTTACTGAATTTTGAGAAATAGTTAAAGGATTAGATCCACCAAATGACTTATCTCCCCATTCAAGAGATCCCCAAGCTTCATTACCGGGACTTGTTGTTTCAACAGTAGAATTTAATATTCCACTCCAAGCAAGATCACCCCATTCGCCATCATTCCAACCGTTAGCCATAATAGGTTACTCCTATTACGCGTTGCCGATTCTTAGAATAGCCGCTGATGTTGTGTCTGCTGGAAACTGAATTGTGAAAGTTCCAGATGTTGCAGTTTTATCTCCACCAAAACTTAATACAGCAACTGCCGCATTTGTATTTGATGTATTATAAATTAAAGCTCCTGCTGCAGTTAAAGTAACTCCAGTAAAAGATATATCTGCAAAGTCTATAAATGCAACACCACTTGAAACAACTGGTGATACATTTGTTAAAACTCCACCACCTGTAACATACTGACCAGTATTCGCAACTTCATTTGTTGAAGTGTAAATAGTTGTAGATGAGTCTAGAGATGCTGCAGAAGTATATAGAGCAAGTTTAAAAACATTTCCTGTAGCATTTGTAAAATTATGCTGACCTTGTAGAAGCTGTCCTTTAAACGAATTTGCAACTGCTTGTGTTATAGCCATATTAACTCCTAATTATATTATCCTTGTTTTCGGATCTGAGGTGCACCTTCTTGGTATTCATCTCGTCTCCTTCTTCCCATTTGTTCAATAGAGAATCCTTGTAACGCTGACTGATACTTTTGTTCATAAAATTGTATCATGTCTGCCGGACCCTTTAAAAAACCATAAGCCTCAACAAGGCATGCATATAACAAGCCAGAGGGAAATTGCTGACTTAAATATGTTGTCGTATTACTAACAGATAATCCTGCTGGCTTCAAGGTATAATTTAATTGCATAGTATATGTCAAGTCTGGAATTGGGGCTAAAACTATATTTTGTTCATCCCAATAGCTAAAATATTTAGGTAATCCCGTTGCATTACTAACATTATATTCATTAATAAAACCAGTATCTCTATATTCTACTATAGCATTACTACTATATACACCTGATGGAATAATTTGACACTCTCTTATAATTAAAGTTTGATCTGTAACTAAAGGTGTACTTACATAAGGTTGTCCTGCAATAACAGTAGCTGTTGCATATTTTCTATTATTATCAGAATCTACATCTCTTTGAATTCTCCATTCAGCATCTAAAATAAAACCATTGACAATAGTTGAAGTAAATACATTTGAATCAACCTCTGTGTAATCTCTAATTTTTTGTACTAGTTCTGCGTATGTCATATTAAGCCTGTAGTGTAACTGGTCCTGCAGAACATTGTGCTCCACCACCAGAAACATTTCCTGTTGTTGCTGTATCTGTACTCTGGAAATAGAAATAATTCAATGTATCTCCAACGATACCTGCTGAATTAATTTTTCCAACTGTAATTGTAAAACCTTGTGATCTTGAAATATCTGTAACACCATCAAATGAAGGAACTAATTCAAATGAAGTCTCGCGCGTAGGCGTGCCTGGGATTAATACTTCTGGTGGTCCTCTAAATCTAACAACATTCCCAGTTGATCTTCCATGATCTTCTGAATAAACATTAATGTAAGTATTTCCTGCATACTTAATAGTTGTAAAAGGATTTGGATCTAATTCAATAATTACTGGTGGCTCTGTTCTATCAGGATGTGCATATTGTAATCCTTCAGGATCAGCTTGATGTGGCTTTGGTTCTAATTGTGGATGCTTTGGTTCATATTCACTTGTATGTACCCATGATCCATTCCATTCTTGTACCATTTCAGTATATGGAAATCTTTGACCAGAACGGTCAGAGATCATGTAAGAATATTTTCCTCTAGATAAATTTCCCATTATGTGCTCGGATAGTAAATTTTAGGTGTTATGAATGAACTTGACGAAGAACCATCTTGTTCTAATGCTCTTTTTAATTCATCCTCATATAATAATCTCATGTCTTGTATTCTTTGTGGAGCAAATTTAACTGCTAAATAATAAGCAAGTCCCGCACACATACACGGAACAAATCTATATGGAACGTTTGTAATATTTGTATAAGCTCCAACATCTTGAATTCTTTTTGCATAGTAATAATGCATAACGTTATTCACCTGATCAGAACCTGGTGTTAAATATAAAGTGATTGTAATTTTATCTATAAATCTTTGTACCCAGTATTGTGTAGGTTGACCTTGTGAAAATTTTGAAGATAGAGAATTGTAAGTTGATCTATCTATTTTTGTAAGTGGAAAATCTGCAACTGGAACTTGTTGTGTATTTCTATATGATGCTTCGTAAATATCATCTGGTCCATATGTTATAGAATTATAATCATATACAGCGCTATTATCAGCATGAATTGCAGCTGTTGTACCATTTGCACCTCTCGTGCAACCTGTTATTGAATTAGCACTTGTATTAGTTCCTGTGTAAGTAATTTGTTCAGATCCAATTAATAAAGTACCTGATGTTGGAAACTGCCAAACTGAATCTAATATAAGAGTTGTATCTGCTGCAGTAATTGCACCATTTAAATAACTAAAAGTGCCATCTGATGTTCCATCAGTTGATGATCTATAAATTGTATAAACAGTTTGTCCTTCAACCATTGAGATTGAGTTTTGTGCAACTTCCCAATAATGAAGTCCCCTGTTGCCCCATTCTTGAAATAGAATGTTAAGCGAGCGACGGGCTGCCTTCATCTGATTACCAGTATTATTTACAAGACCAATTCTTTCGTAAGACTCTTCTATGATCTCATCAATAGTAAAAGTTTT